CGAAGCTCCGAGGCTGTAATGATTGTCGGCATTAGCCAATCCTTTCCACTAGGTTCCCCTCAGCTCGGGAGCGGACTGAGGGGAGAGTTAATTAAGATACGAACAATGAGCGGAATGCTGTTGGGTACTTATTGACTACTGCTACATACCCGTAGATTCCGATTTCAACGCGTCCGTTGGCAACGATTGTCGAGCGGAGCTGAAGTGTTCCAGACTCGTGGAAGGTCATTGCTGCTGATGGATAAACAAGGGCAGCCTTATCGCCGACATTGTTTCCGGTGTAGTTAGGATCAACAATAAGGTCAAGTCCTGCGACTGTTCCGTTTGTGCTCCCCTGAGTTACAAGACCGCCAGCGTTAGAAGGTGCTGCGGCTGCGAATAGCGGACGATTTGAACCATCAACTGCGCCAACAAGGTTAGCGAAATCGATATTTGTGTAACCGCCGGATGGTGCTACGAGTAGGCGGTTAGGGGTAAAGCGCATTACGCCAAAAGAATCTGCGATTCCATCTGCGATTGCCTTGTAGATTGAAGTTCCGCTTGAAACGCCAGCGTTATCTGCTGCGATTTGTGCTGCGTAAGCATCTGTCTTTTGTGCGTAGGATGCTGCGAGCATACGGATAAGCTGATCAATGTATGAAGGCTCAGAGCGATCTACGAGCTCAACATTTACAACATTTGCGCCAGCGAACTTGACAACTGTTGTTTCAAGATTGTCGATTGCCGTGTCGGTTGAATCGAATTCAACGCCTTCGGCTGTCTGTGCGACTGTTGCCTGTGCGGTGATGCGAGGTGTGTAAATCTTCATACCGGTCGCTGGTAGAGCTGCGCGATCGATTGAATCTACGAATGGACGGGAAGCATCGACAACGCCGATTACATCGCGAAGATAAGTAGGTGGTACAACTCCAGCGTTTTCGCTGACTGTTGCGATATCAAGAGCTGCGACTAGATCGCGAGCATCTGTGTCTCCGCGCATAGCATTAACTTGTGCGCGAACATATTCTCCAGCGGTGACATTGAGATTCACTCGCGGAGTTGTGTAGTAGGCAGCCTGTACTGGCGCCGGAGCAACAGCAGCTTCCACCGCTACTTCTGCGGCGGGTGCGGCTGGAGCGGTAGTGTCTGACACTTGGTCTCCTTCGGTTGTTGGTTTCTCCTCGACCTTTTCGGCCTCGGAATTCTTTTGTTCTGATGCGGCAACTTGCTCAACTCGAGCGGAACGAATTGCTGGCTCGGTTACAAGGCTTACCTCAACTAATTCGGCGGAGCTGATGCTCATAACGCCTTCTTTGTTGCTCCATTCATTAACGGCAACGCCTACGCTAAAGCCATCTCTTAATCCTTCAGCAGCTTCAACTAAAGCATCTTCTCCGGCCATTGTCGAAGCGATTTTGAATGATGCCTCGATTCCTTCGGGCGTTACTGTCGCATCGACTAGCTTCCCAAGAGGCTTTTCTAAACGATGCTCCCATAGCAATTTAACATTCTTGCCAAAAGCAATCGAATCCTTTTCAAATACTGTGCGGCCGGCTGAAGTGTTACCTTCCTCGCCCCAAGTAACAATGGTTCCGCTAATTGTGCGCTTGCCCGAATCGGCTGCGGTTACTTTCATTGGAAAATTAATCTTCATCGGATTAGATCCTCTGCTTGTTGAATTTGCTCAACGCTCATAGCGCCGATGCTGTTTAGTATTTGATAAACCTGCGCTCGCTCGAGTGCCGAGCCGCGTAGGAAATCGTCCAAGTCGAAGCGGATGCTTGTAGTGGCTGGGACGAAATCTTGGGCGCTGAGTCTTTGCTCAATCGCTGTAAGAATTGGACGAAGTGAGAAATCAACAAGGGCGCGGCGTTCCTGAAGTGTATTTGAGTAAGTCATCGTAGTGACTTCTGCGCCTAAGAAGTGAGCAGGAATGCCGCAAGCCCGACTCAATTCTAATGCTATGTATTGACGCGCTTCATTTAACTGAATCGTTTTAGGATCGAAGCCAAAAGACTGTAAGTCAATATCCGCATTAAGGATTGCGGTTGAATTCTTTGATTGACGGAGCGTAGTCCAAGTCTCTTTTAGTGCTTTCATTCTTTCAGCACTTAGATTTGTGCCATTTGTTTTAAGAACCATCATTGGAGCTGGCTCTTTAGCATATTGCTCCGCTGCGGTCTCTAAGGCTAAGGCCGCTCTAATAGTTTTCCCGGAAGTATAAAGCAACCCCTCATTCAATCCGTAAAATACAACAAGAGAACCAACGCCTGACATTGGAACTGGTTTGGAATTTACTGCGTAACCGACAATCTTGGTTCCGGTCGAATCATATTGAGGCGATACCCATTCATAAGGGACATAGGTAGCGCTGCGAACTCGTCCGCCGTCTGTTGCGGCATATGCTTCGGTGACTTGCCAGTAAGCGTTTCCATAAAAGAATAAATCCGAAGCGGTGAGTGCGTAAATCATCGATCCGGGAACTGTTGGGTCTGGTTGATGAATTACTCGAGGCGCTTCAATAAATGCGCCAGTTGATTTTTCAAATTGCGATAAAGGGAGACTGCCGATTGTTGAGCAGATTATGTCTTTAGCGCGTTTAATGCTCGGCACTTGGAGAGCTTGAATCTTTGTCGCTGTCATTCCAGCTTGGGTGTTCCATAATTCGCCGGAAACTGTAAAAGGTTTAAGAGCTGCGGCGATATCTACTGATTCTGATTTAGCAGGTGCGCCAATAAGTAAATCGCGGAATAATCCCATTGTGTCTGAATTGTATGCTAGGGATTAGACAACTAGAAGATCCAACTCGCTAGGTGGGATGGTGGCGTAGTGAGAAGCCATAGCAGCGGCCACCGCTCCCGTAATAACCGCTGCCGAAACTTTGCGACCCATAACCCAGCCGCCATCTCCAAAATTAACCCTTACCGCTGACAAGCAATGAGCCGTTAATTCCTCTTGATTGCTGTGAAGTAATCGGCCGCTTGAAATTGCGCTTAGGAATTCATCGCAGGATTGGGCGTAAGGCTGGCCGTCTATTGCTTCGCAAGGAAGTCCGGCTGGAACTAATCTTGCGGCAACGGCGCTAGCTGTTCGCGCCGAGTAAGCGATTTTCTGGACATTGAATCGCCGAAACCAATCGGCAATATCGTTAGCTATCTGTTTGTCAGATAGGTAACCCGGATTTGTCCAAGTCTGAAGAAGCTGAACTTGGAACTTGTCCTTATCGACTCGCTGACTCGCAACTAGCGCCGCTTGCCTTCTATCGGGGGAAAGGTCTATTGCCAACCAAGTATCAGCCGATTCATCTAAACGCAGACCCTCGACCGCGCAAGATGCCCAAAGCGATGGCTGGATAATTGGATTGATTGTTGCTGTCCATTGGCACAAGACTTCCGTCCGGACAATATCTTCAGGATCGTTTAAGACCGCCCGGATATTGTCAGGATGGATGGTAAGCCCAAGTGACGGATTAGCTTGGGCTACCCCTTCCCAAAAAGTCGGAGAGTTATCAAATTTAATTTCCGGTGGAGCCGACCATTCCCACCAACCTAAACTTAAATCATCGGTAAGCATTGAAGCAAGAGCCCGCTCTCGCATTTTATTGAGGACGATTGAGTGCTGATCTCCAGCGTTGGATAGTAGGAAAGCTTGGGGATTGGCTGAGGCCATCTGAGTAAAGCGCAAGCTCGACCACACATCCTCATCGTGATATTCGCGAGCCTCATCGAGCCATATGGTGTCCGGTGATGCGATTCCTCGAGTGGCGCTATTGGAAGCTCTTACTAGGTATCTTCGACCGCCGGTAAATTGTAATTCTTGGAATCCTCGGGCTTCAAGCTTCTTAGTTAATTGAGATTCCAGCTCAGGATGCTCTTGGATAATCCCATAAATCTTGTAAAAGATTTCAGCTGAGGTTGTTAGCTTGTGGGCGGTATGGACTTGTAATTTCTGCTCAAGTCCGAAGATTCTCCATAGAATCTGCCAAGCCATCCAAGTAGATTTACCATTCTGACGGGCTATTAGAATTCCATTTACCGGAGTTTGGAATCTGCCATCGGGTTTAACTCTTAGCACTTGTTCGCTAAGCCATTCTTGCCAGGGTAGCAATTCTTGGCCGTATTTAGCGCAGAATTCAACGAATTCAAGCCCTTTGCTCGGGTTATCGGTGAGTTTAGTGTGAATTCGAGGTTTTACCACACCTCGGTAAGCCGATCCAGCCCGAAGGCTCACTAAATCGCCCGGTTCGCTCCCTTTATTTTCCAGTTCAAGCATAATGACGCTTAGTCTCGTCTTTTC